TCTAAAGAGATTATTTCAATTAAATATTTTAATAGTTATAAATTTGGCTATAATATGACTCGAGGCGGAGAAGGTTGTTTAGGAGTAAAAGTAACAGAAGAAACTAAACAAAAACAATCTTTGGTAAAAAAAGGAAGGAAGTTATCTGAGGAAACAAAAAAGAAATTTTCTCTTTTAAGAAGGGGAGAAAATAATGCAATGTATGGAAAACATCATACTGAGGAAACGAGAAAAAGATTATCAGAGAAACATAAAGGAAAAGTCATTTCTAAAGAAACTAGAGAGAAAATTTCTAAGTTTCAAAAAGGGAAAATTATATCAAAAGAAACTTTATTAAAAAGATCTAAAGCTCTAAAAGGAAGAATTTTTTCAGAAGAGCATAAAAAGAAAATTTCCCAAAGAAGAAAAGGAATACCAACTTGGGGAAGAGAAGTAGTACAATTTTCTCTAGATGGAATATTCATAAAAGAATATTCTTCTCTATCTGAAGCAGAAAGACAAACAGGTACGGATAAAGAAGCTATTAGGTCTTGTTGCACTAGAGCAGATAGAGGAGTTGAAAATGCTAGGTCTACCGATTATATATGGAGGTATAAATCTGATTGGGATGGAAATAATTTAAAAATAGATAATCTAAGAAAATCATATATTATAGATGTATATACAAAAGATTCTCAATATTTAGGAACTTATTCTTCTTTTTATAAAGCAGTTAATTCTGTAGGTATAAAAAGTATTTCTGGAATATATTCAATTTATAAAAAAGAGAAGAAAAAGAATACAAATAGTGAAAAAATAGTTGTTGAGTATAAAAATTTTATTTGGAAAATTAAAGAAATATGAATAAAAGAGAGTATTTGTATGTAATTTTTGATATGTCGTTAATTTTGGCTAGATCCCTCTTCATAATAAGTAAAGGAAAAGACGTCGGAGAATATACGGCCGGGGAATTAATCAGAACCTGTATATGGACGATCAATAAAGTTCTTAGGGATTATGGTATTAGTGCTAGGAAAGTGATTCTAGTTTATGATAAGTGGGATGAATCTATAGGAGGTTATTATACATCTTATCTTTTAGGGGGACAATATAAAGACACAAGGCATTATATGGATGAAACGATTTTTGAGGGTATGAAAAATGATCCGGCCGTTTCTCCCGACGACCTAAAGAAAGCTGCATGGGAATTGTATCAAAATCAAGTAAAACAGACAGCTAAATATACAATGATCTCTGAGTTACCTAGATTTGGAATCGGAATGCTTGGGAGAAGTGGCTGGGAAGCTGATAATTGGGCTTATCTATTAAGTTGTGAGCTCTATGGAAAAACAGATCTCCTTAGTCTTTTTGTTACTAAAGACTCAGATTGGATGTATTGTTTATCACCAGCTACTCAATTATTTCGTCTCCCAGGAAAAAATGAAGAACCTAGGATAATAACCTATGATGAGATGTATTATTCAATTCCAGAATCAATTAGAAATGCTGGAATCGGATTATATCAATATCTCAGCCTTAAAGATAGTCTAGGGTATGGACATAATGATCTAAGAAAAACTGTAAAACCTAGAATGAAGTCTGAAAAAGTAATCTTAGAGGTTTTATCAGGAAATTACGAGAACTTAACAGATCTAGAACTTTTTGAAAAACAATATAAAACTTTCGATATATTCAGTTACCCAGGGATTGATGAAGCTAGGGATATGATTAATAACTATCTTCCAGTATGTGGTTCCCTTGGAGATGTTTCTGAATTTAGAATGTTTTGTAGAACTCATAATATCCCAGGAATTTCAGATAGTTATTATTCAGAGTTCATTGGGAGATTAGATCAAAAATTATATTGTGAATAAAATGAAAGACATTGTAACCCTACGTGGAATAAAATATAGCTATGATGAAAGAACTGGCCGAATATTTAAGGAAGGCCAAGTTTTAACATCATCACAAGCAGAACCGGTTTATAGTTACCTTGGAGATAGTTCAGGGGAGCCGGTTTTTGGAGGGATATTACTTAAAGATATAGGTTCAATCTTAACTCTTAATGGTAAAATTTCTCCAGTAACAGATCCTAATACGATAAGTTAAAAAAGAATTATGGCAGGATTATTAGGAGGAATTCTTGGAAAATTGACTGGAAAACAACTCTCAATCCAAGAAATTATGAACATCGACCAAGGAAGAAAAGATAAAGCTTCTGAATGTGTAGTAAGATTGACAAAAGTATATCATGTTCTCAAAGAAGAATCGATCATGGATAAACTAAGATCCGTATTTTTTGGGAAGACTATACTTAAGATTTATTATTTAGTTTTTAAATTTGAAGTAACGTCTAAAACAGGTAATACTTATAATGTCATAATTCAAACTTCCCCAGATTATGATATATGTGGGTGGAAGAATTCAAAGTGTAAAGTTTATTGTGAGTGTAAAGATTTTCAATTTAGATCGGCGTATCTTTTGGGCAAGAATAATACGCTGTTTTTGTCGGATCGTATAAAAATAAAACTTGGTCCAGCATTAACTCAAGCGCCCAAAGATAAAACGCCGACAACTCTACTTTGTAAACACTCTATGGCAGCTTTACAATATCTAGTGAATAATTACCAAAATATAATGAAAACTATATAAAACTAATGATAGAATTAAAACCTCATTATAGTTTGTTGTTTATAGATAATAGAGATACAGAAGTAATATTAGCAAAATATACTGGTTCATTTAAATTACCATCTAATATTACATTTACTAGATTAAAGAATCACTTAGTTATTTCGATTAATATCAAGTGTCATAGTTCAGAATCTGATGAACTCAAAGCAACATTACTTGAAAATAGATTTAATATTCAAAGTTTTATTGGTTATAAGATTAATAATGACTATTGGGATATTATTTACCAATATGGTTATTATAAGAGTTATCAGTTTTATGTAAATAGTGAATTTGTTGTAGAATATATAATGACTAATTATTTTTGAAGAGATGAGTAAAATATTAGCAATTTCGGATATTCATATTTTTGATTATCCACAAAGAAATTCCTACGATAAACAACGTTTAACTCAAGCAAGAACAGTAGCACAAAATATTATAAAAGCTGCTACAATTGAAGGAGCTGAAAGAGTTGTGATCGCAGGAGATGTTATCGAAAAATCAGTTCTCCGACCCTATGTTCAAGCAGAAGTTAAATTATTCCTTGATACTTTAATGAGTTTCTTTAAAGAGGGATATATAATTTGGGGGAATCATGATCAAGATAATAAGTCAGTAGATTCTGAACTTATTGATTCATGTCTTGCTGTGATGTTACCCCCTAATCTATATTATGCTGATCAGAAAGAGTTAGTAATTGATAATTCTAGAATAGCATTTAGTAACTGGAGACCTGAATTTGATCTTTCATGGATTTCAGGACAAGTAGATGTTTTATTTACACATGCTACTATTAATTATGGTGGATCAGATAAAATACAATCTCAAGTTCTGGATGAGTCTAAATTTGGATTAGCTATTTGTGGTGATATTCATAGACCAGCTCAGATTGGAAAATATGTTAGTATAGGTATTCCACAGAAATGTAAAATGTCTGACTATGATAAATCAACCGGAGTTGTATATGATTGTGTATCTAAACAATTTAAATGGGTAGATCTAAATCCAGACGATAACCTTATGAAGTTTGTTTATACACCTATCAGAGAAGATGAAGGTTGGAATCAAGGAACTGGAACTTGGAGTGTGTATAAACCGGAAAACTTGAGTATTGCTGGGGGAGTAAGAGATATTAAAATTCCAGCATGGGAAGAGATCGGAAACTTAATTGATAATATTATAATAGAAAACAATCTTCAAGGAATTCACTCTGAAGTTCTTCGAAATCTTAGAGACGTAGATTCTGAGGAAGTTGATTTTGGATTCACTCTTCTCAGATTATATTGTAAAAATTGGAGAAGTATAGACGAAGCTGATATTTACTTCGAAGATGGTGATAAGATCTTGATAACCGGAAAAAATGGTTCTGGAAAAAGTTCTTTGCTTAGTGCTCTTAAATATGCTTTCTTAGAGTGTAGAAATATTAAGGATTATCTACAGTTCGGAGAAAAAGAGTGTATCTTAGCAGTAGAGTTTATGTATCAAGGAAAGAAGTGTAAAATTCAGAGAGGAAATAAAAAACATGGATGCTGGATTGATGATGAACCTCTTAAATATAATAATAAGAAAGAATTCGAGGAAGATATGTATCGTAGATTTCCATTTATTGGATATATGGATATTTTCTTATTTGATTCAGACCATCATAAACTGATTGGAAATATTACCCCTGAAAGAAAGTCGGAGATAATTAGTAAGTTCTATAAGATGGATAGAATTGATGCTTATAATAAAGAAGCTGGAATTCTATTAGATCAAGTTACAAAATCTTCGAGTGTATGGAATGAAGCAATTAAAAAATCAGAAGAAATCCTTAGGTATATAGATACTAATCTTTCTAATATCCAACTTCCAGGACAAACAAAAACAGAACTCACCCAACTAAAATCGGAAGGCTTAGAATTACAAAGAAAAAATAAAGAATGGATGAGTTACTTAGCTGATTCTGGAAAACTTCAAGCACAGGTTTCTCTTTATACTGAAACTCTAGAAAGATTAATTAAAGAACAATCTACCTATAGACATCTTCAAGAAATAGATTCAGAGATTGCATATCTTCAGTCCGAGGTAGATAATGAAAATCAAGAAATATCACAACTTCGAACAATAGAGTCTGAATATTCTTTAAAGTTAGATAGATATAATCAGGTGTGTGTAGAAGGAAAGAAAACAACCGCCGAATTAGAACGCCTCGAAAAAAGTAAAGTATGTCCTAGTTGTGGTCAGACTTTGAAGAATACAGAATCTCTAGATCGTCATAAACAAGAAATCTTAGGGAAACTTGAAGAACTTAGATCCGAGGCTATAAAGATCGGCGATGAACTTAGAGGAATGTCTGAGAAAAAACAACAGGCTGATTCGTTAATTTCAATTGCCTCTGAAAAAGTTAAAACCTTAGGGAATCAAATATTTATGTTGATGTCTGAAAAACAAAAAATTACTAAGACAGCTAAAGATATAGAAAATACAAAGTCTCTCTTAGAAAATTATAAGACTCAATTAAATAACTTAGGAACACCAGAAAAAGTAGAACTTCCTGATAACTTTATGGAAATTATGAGTTCGATCGATTCTGGAATAAAAGCTTGGACGGATCATGAAAGATTAATCCAAGATAGAGCTGTAGAAGAAGCAAATATCTTAAAGGCACAATCTGAGTTAGGATTAATTCAGAATGCTTTAGTAGATCTTAAAGAGTATATTAAGCTTACAGGACCTACAGGAAAGATTTATGAAGAAATTATGACAAGATTAGCTGAACAATTTACAGATAATCAAGTTAAATATTCAGTAGATACATATAATTTCAGAAAGAAGGATCATCTTGACCTTACTAGTAGGTTTAATAATAATGGAAATTATGTCTCTTATGATGCATGTAGTTCAGGTCAACAAACAGTTTTAGATATCAATTTTCTTAGTAAGATAGTAACTAGAATGGGACTGCTTATTATGGATGAATTCTTAAAACACCTAGACCCAGAAAATCATGATAATTGTATAGATATGATTAGTAGTATGAATATTGGATGTATTATGATTTCTAGTCATATGGAATCTATTACTTCATTTAATAATAAAACTTGTAGACTTGAATTAAATGATTCAGGAGTTACAAATATTACAATAAAATAATTAATACGATGAGTGAAGAAAAATTAAAAGAATATTTCTTAGAAGAAGAGAGATTTAACGAATTTAGTGATTTCTTTGGATATAGAGTTTTAGGAACATTTCAATCTTTTCCAAAATATGGTACTTCTATTTCTAGTGGAATAAGAATTTTTAAAACTGAACCCATTGCTTGGGTAGAAGAATTTAAAATAGGTATCGTTCAGAATGTAGGAGATTATTTGGTTATGGTTTCTCCTGAATGTCCTGAGGTATACTTTACAATGCCAGAGGAAATCATAGATAAGATTAAAGATATTTATAATGCTGGAAACTATATTAACATAGACAACGAAACATTACAAAAACTTATGGAAGAACTGAATGATGCAAATAGAAAGTGGACAACTAATCCAATTATGACAGATTCTGGAAGAATATGGTATGATAGTTCTTCAGCTAACCCATTCGTTCCATATTCTCATCAGACAACTACATCTACATGTTCTTCAGATTATGTTGTATCTTCTGCATCAGGAATATCAACTAATATAAATCCCAATAATACTAATACTTATGTTACAGGATATAACATATAATATGTTAGAGTTTGCAGATGTAAAGAATCCTACAGACTTTTTTAAAACAGGGGATCCGAAAGAAATGATACCTCTACGAACTCTTTATAATAATGCAAGACTTCTTTGGGGACTTGGAGCAGATCAGATTCTTTTAAGTATAGCACAAGATCAAGCAATTTATAAGCTCGCCTTGTTGGTGAAAAATAAAAGAAGTATTTTTGGATGTTTAGTATATATTCCAGGTCAGAAAAGACTTGACTTATATACATCTGAATCTCCAGAGATACCACTAATTCAATGGAAAAGACAGAAGGTAGTGAATAAAACTTATCCATTACTTCTCGATCTTGCTGGAATTGAAAAAATGTTCTCTAGGTTAATTACTATCTTATGATATTTAAAGTAGTTCGATCTAAGTATTCATTAAAAGTATGTAAACTAATAAAAGTCTATAAAGGAGCTTTTAGACTAGAGAATTCATTAGATGTAAATATATTCGATTATAATAAATCTTGGGATAATCTAGTAGGAGATGATAAAGTAATTACAGTTGCTGAATTAATCCTTGTTAAATTTCCATTAAGTATTTGTAAAAAACTTACTAAAAATTTTATATTACTTAATAGAAATAACTTTGATGAATATTCGGGTTATGATGACTTTGTTGATAAAAAACAATCTAAATATGAAGTACATAATGCTTATGAATCTAATCCAAAAGCTTTACAATTCATAGATATTCCTTTAGAAGATTTACTATATGATGTAAAAGATCTAACCAGAAATAATTATATTGTTCAAAAATCATTATTAGAATTGAATAAATAAAAATAAGAGAAAGACTAGGAAATTAATCCTGGCCTTTCTTTTTTATTCACAAGAAAAAATAAGTTCCGATCTTCACAGACTAGAACCTATATAATTCATGAGTTTAAAAATTTGTTGTGTTTCTATTTTACATTCACATATAAGGTTTTCAAGCGTTTTCTTTGTTTTACTTTTTCAGTAGTTTCTAGAATCCAACATAACACTTCTTTTTCTAGGGATTCTTGATTTGTAACCTGTTTGTGTTGAGTATATACAGATTTATCTTCTAAAGTAATAAATGTTAACTCTACTCCATAGAATTTTTCATATAAGATAATCTGTTCAATAGCTGCTCCAAGAAAATGAATTATATATATTTCATTCGTTGAACCTTCTGTTATTCTAACTCCTGAATCTGAATTTTCGGTTAAGTAATCTAAAAATTTCTTAATAGATTCTTTGGTTATTTTTCCCATTTCTCATCTGATTTTAAAACTTTTATTACTTTTCCGTAAATATTTTTAGTCCAACCATTTATATGTCCGTGATTATTTCCTATCTGAGCACCTTTAACTGGATCTATTGTTTTAACTAGATGTGTAAAAAATCTTCCATGAACTTTACAATAAACTATATCTCCAACTTTTATTGAATCTATTCCAGAGACAGGTTCTAAGACATGTTTTTGACCAGACATAATAAGAGGAGTCATTGAATTTCCTTTTTCAGAAGTTACAAATGTTTCTCCTGCCTCTAGACGTTCTTGTTTAGTTCTCGGCTTTTTTATTTCTTCTTTTCCAAGCGTTATGTTTTCTAGTGGCGTCTTTTTTATTTTTTGCTTTGACTTCATAACCATCATTAAATTTGAAATTATTAAATAAACCTTTTGTCGGATCATAAGATTTTTGTTTCTTAAGTTCCTCCAATATTTTATTATCTACATGTTTAGTATAATTATCTACTGGATCTTCTTTTTTAGAGATCATTACTTCTTTTCCTTCATATGTAATTTTATAATCTTCATACCCTACAGGAGGTTCTTTTAAGTATTCCCACTTAGGAGGTCCGAAGTCTGTTGATTTTCCGGCAAGGATTAAAGTTTTAGATTCTTTATCAACTCTCCAAAAACCTCCTCCCCAACATCCAATAGAATAATTTTTTCCAAGTAATTCAAAGTGAAACTCTACATTACCTAAAATTAATTCTCCTTCTTTACTAATTATAAATTTTTGCATAATCATTTATTTTATTATCATATATAAGAATCTTAAGAACCATTGAATTCCTTATAGGTGTAAAAACAAATAAAACTTAAAAGTTATGAAAGAAATAACGGTAAGTAAAGTACTAGAAAAACAAGATGAAGATAGTGTGAGGATGATTAAAAGTTTATTAAGACTTAAAGAAAAAATTATGACAATCGGAAAAAAGAAAGAATTAACAGCAGATCAGGCTAATATTATTAGTAGATTTAATCTTCAAGGATATTCAAGCTTAGAAGAGATTGCTAAGAAAAAGATCGAGGAGATTGAAGGACAAATAACAAGTAAACTTCAATTCAGTCATAAAGAAAGATTACTAGCATTGATTGTTCCAGATGATCAGAGAGATCTTTACGACTTAATAAAAACTCACTATACAGAAAAAGGATTTAAAACTTTTTATCTTGACAAAGAAAGAGTTCCAGAATTTAAGAATAGTACATATTTATTTATTTCTTGGGACATTGAGATAAAGAAGTAATATAAGATAAACCTTAGGGAAGAGAAATTTCCTTAAGGTTATTTACTTTTTGCTCTCCTCATACCTTAATTGCTTTATATGTGAAACCAAATTATATAAAAATTATGTTAGAAAATAAACCAACTATTTTGTATTCACTTGAAGAGATAACAATCATTCCAGAAGTAGTAACAAAAATAAATAGTAGATCTCAATGTATTCCATGGGTTCCTAGAATAGATGGTAAGAAAGATAGTGAATTCCTTCCAGTTATTGCAGCACCTATGGCATCTGTGGTTAGTCCTGAAAATTATAAGACTTTCCATGATAATCTAATTTCATGTATTATCCCTAGAAATATACCTCTCTCTGAAAGACTTAAATTATGTTCTGAAGTTTTTTGTGCTTTTTCTATGAAAGAGATTGAAGAAAATTTTATAGAACAACACCAACAAAGTACAGGATCTGAATTATATGTTTTAATTGATATAGCTAATGGACATATGAAAAGTCAGATAGAACTTGGTCGGGCTCTTAAGGAATTATATGGATTCTCAATAAAAATCATGGGTGGAAATATAGCTAATCCCGAGACCTATAAGTTATATGATAAAGCTGGATTTGATTATCTTAGAGTAGGTATAGGTGGTGGAGCTGGTTGTATTACTTCTACTCAGACTGGTATTCATTATCCTATGGGTTCTTTAATTAATGATACTTTTCAGATTAAGAGAGAATGTTCAGGAAATACTAAAATTATCGCCGATGGAGGAATTAGCACTTTTTCGGCCGTGATTAAATGTTTAGCACTTGGAGCAGATTATGTTATGATGGGAAGTACGTTTGGAAAGGCATTAGAGGCGGCCGGTCCAGTGCTAAGAGAATATTACGGCGAATATTACGAATTTCTTCCAGAAAGTGTAGATATAACCAGAGGAGAAAAGTTTTATCGAGAGTATTATGGAATGTCAACTAAACGAGCACAAGCAGAAATCTTAGGAAAATCAATAGAAACTGTAGACAGAGAAAAATTAAAAACTTCAGAAGGAAAAAGCGTGGTCTTAGAAATTGAATATACATTAGCAGGGTGGGCAAAAAACATGGATTCCTACCTTAGATCAGCAATGTCATATACAGATTCCTATAACCTAGAAGACTTTAAATATTCTAGATGTCAGGTTGTATCCGAGATATCTAGTGTTGGTATTAATAAAAAATAATTAAACTCTATGGCTAAAAAGAAAGCTGTTACTAAATCAAGTGTAGATGAAGAACTTGATCTAATTCGAAAAGAAAGAGATAGTATCTTGAATTTTAAAATTAATTTTAAATGCAAAACTAAGCATCAAAAAGAATTTCTTAAATCTATTTATGATCACGAAATTACAATAGTTAAAGGGCCAGCAGGTCAATATAGGGCCGTCTAGAGGAGTAATTCTTTAGATTATTAGTAAGTAAATTCGGTGAAAGGATAATCCCAATACCGAGTCAAGGATCTTAGATTTATCTAAGTAATCTTTGATGTAACGAATAAAGACTTACCAAGATAATAAAATATCTTGAAATTATATTCTAGTTTACTATAATAATTAGTAATAACACTGTCTGGGAAATCATATGTTTCAGTTTATGCTGCCCTCGATCTACTTAAGAATAGTGCTGATAATGGATATGAAAAAATAATATTCATATATCCAGTAGCTACAAATCCTGATGAAAATATTGGATATTTAAAAGGCGATCTTCAACAAAAACTTGAGCCGTACAAAGAAGCAGATTTCTATACAATGGAAAAAATATTTAATGCTTCTGGAAAAAATGGAAAGGAAGTTGTTCAAAAATTAGTAGATGCTGGTAAAATAGAAGTGAAAAGTAGTCAATTCTTACGTGGAAATAATATTGATAATGCAATTGTAATTGTGTCGGAAGCTCAAAACTTCGGGAGGGATACTTTTCTTAAAATATTAACTAGAATAGGTACTAACTCTCGTTATATCTTTAATTCTGATGAGCTACAACTCGATTCTATTTCTTTAAAATCAGGAAAAAATCAAAAAGGCTTACAATATGCTATAGAAAAGTTATCAGATATGGATGAAATAGGGATTGTTGAGTTTGGTCTTGAAGATATTGTAAGAAATGACTTAATTCCTGGTATTCTTAAAAGATGGCTTCCTGAAGTTTATGGAGATTTGGATGAGGAAGAGATATCTAAGAAGTCTAAGCAAGAAAGATTAGATGAATAAAAAATAAGATATCTCAGAAACCTTCAAATTCTTATATATGTAGTAAAGATCAGATGAAAATATGGTACTGATCGGAGACTACTTATTAATATAATAATAAATAATTGAATTTTATTTGGATATAACTGGCTTATGTTATTAGTTACTTCTAATTATAATTATGAGTATAAATTAATTGATCACTGTAACAATTTCCAGAGTATCAAGATCGAGAAGTATAATCTTCTCGAGGTAAACAGGTAAAGTTCACTAGGGAATATAAAATCAAATAGACTTTAATAAATTTTTAATTAAATACGTTAGTGCGCATATATGTATTTATGATAGAATAGCAAAAATTTATTAACTAAATATAATATATAATTTAGAGTTTGATTTTATATATCCCTAGTATTTTTCTTCTACGAAACTACTACCTCTTTGCGGTGTAGAAGACAACTAGCACTAAAGTTGTGAAACTAAATGTAGCAATGAGAGATGAGCGTTCCTATATGTTATGCTTTCTCTCGGAGTAGGGTGCCACTATGATTTATTATCTATAGTGTCAGAAAAACCTTAAGACAATAACAAAAGAATTATGACAAAGAAAAATAAATTAAATGAAAAATTTGAATTAACATTTAGTATAAGAAGTATTGCTTATTACTTTTTATGTATCTACTTAATTTACGTGTTCAAAGTTACCTCCCCAGGAAATATGACACACCTAGGAATATACATGGTATCTTGTTTTATTGGAGCATTTTTATTAGGAATAGAAAAAATGCTCTGGACTTATAAGTATGGTCAAGATGTGATGTTTAATCTAGGAAAACTATGGGGAATAAAGAATGAAAATTTTCTTTGGGTAGTTAAATTATTCAATACAGGATTATTATTTTGTAAGTATATATCACCAATCTTAGGAAGTTTTATTGGATTGGCATTATTTATAAAATATGTACCTGAATTTAATAATATAGAAATTTTATCAAGATTATCAGCAATTATTATAGTATATCTATATTTTATATATAAATTGTTTAACTACTTAAAAAGGATTTGAACTATGAGACTCAAGAGTTTAACAGAAGTCCTTGGGTGGATAATAGGAATCTGTCCAAGTGAGTCCTTGAAATCTAGTGAGAAAACTGGTAAGGAAAATGAAAGGAAAGGAGAAGAAAAAAGATCCCAGTTATCTTTGGATTCAAGTAGAACAAAAATCGTGAATGATGTTGAGCCTATTAAGGAAATTATTGTAGATATTCTGGATGATTGTTTAAAAGATCCAGATATTAAAAAGCCAGATGAATTTTTCCAATCCTTTGCTTGGAGATTGATAACTAATATAGTAAATTATAATTGGTTATCTAAAGCTCCAAAGAATAGAAGAGAAATGGAAATATTAATAAGAGAATATGGATACTGGGGCAGGTATTACAAAAAGATGAACAGAAGCACAATGTTCTATAATATTACCACTCCTAATATTAGTAATAGAAAAGGAGTTAAAGTAATACCTGAATACTAATAAGCAACTATAGAAAGGGAAATATAATCCCTTTCTTTATTTTTCTCCTCTTTCAACCTCTAATCCTTATACATGTAAATTATATAAAACTTAGAATATGAAAAAGAATTTAGAAAATCTGACAATTCCTAAAACAAAAGAGCTTCGTCAAGAGAAATTAGATGAAGCTGTAGCAATATTGAAATCAGAGTTTGTAGGATTAGATGATATTATAGATAGTATAAAAAAGTCTATAATTCCTTGGTACATAACTCCAGAAATAATAGAGAGACCAGTTGTTATTTCATTGTGGGGATTAACTGGAACTGGAAAAACAAGTGTAGTTAGACGATTAACATCTCTCTTAGGATTATCGGGGAAAACAGTATTCTTTGATTGTGGACTTGAAGCAAATGAATCATCTTCAGGAAGTATTGCAGATAAAATTGAAGAAGTTTTTGATTGTGATGACGACTGCGATTCGATCTCTTCAGGGTATGAAAAGTTCGGAAATGCAGTATTTGTATTTGATGAATTTCAGTATGCAAGAACTTTAGATGAGAACGGTCATGAACTTCTTAAATCACCTCTTCGACCTATCTGGACTATTATTGATAGTGGAAAGGTTAGTGTTTCTGAATATAGATATGATATTTCTCGTTTTAGTAACTTCGTAGAAGATTTTTCTGAATTTGCAAAAGAATATCCTGATATACACGTAGATAATGGGAAAGTACTGGACCGTGAAGAAGTTAAGATAGTTCTTGAGAATTTAGGATTATTTTACTATGGAAGAGATGTTAGTAGTCTTCTAGGAGGTGAAAAAAATTCTTATGCTCCGAAAGTAAGAAGTAGTGATAGAGAAGATGAAGAAGATGATATTTTTAAACCACTTAGCTTAATTGGAGAAGATAATCTACGAACTATGGTAAAAAGATTAAATTCTTTTAAAGCTAGACTTGGATTTGAAATGATAATTGAGTTGAACAATGTTACTACTTTAATTGAATATAGTAAAATTCTAGAGGATGCAGCTAGAATAATTACTAAACCAAAAGAATTAGATTGTTCAAGATCATTAGTATTTATTCTTGGAAACTTAGATGAAGCCTTTAAAGTAGAATCCGATTTAGATCCTGATATGGATGCAGATACTTTCTATGATAAAACAAGTAAAGTATCAATTTCAGATATTAAAGAGGCTCTCAAACAAAGATTCAGAGCAGAACAAATAGCTAGACTTGGAAATAATTTAATAAAATATCCAACATTAAAGAAAGAACATTTTATTAAGATTATTAAAAAAGAATTATCTAGAATAGCAGATAAATTTTTAGAAACTGAAGGAATAAAGATTAATTATGCTGAAAATATAGTTGATCTTATGTATTCAGAGGGGGTGTTTCCTGTACAAGGTGTAAGACCTATTTATACTACTATCGGAACTTTATTAACTCCTCTTCTAAGTGATATTCTAATCAATCGTACTGCCGAAGACAAAGAAGTGACGATAACTCTTACTAGAGAAACAGATCTCACAGAAAAGAAATTAAAAATAGATAAAACGTCACTAAGTATTATCTTCGGCAAACCAGAAAAAGTAGTAGATATAGAAATTCCTTTACAACTTGGGGAATTAAGAAATCCGGAGAGAAGGTTAACAAGATTTATAAATTCTGTACATGAAGCTGGACATGCGATAGTAGCTTTGTATGAAACTGGAATTTATCCTGTTAATATAGTTTCTGTTTCTACAGGAGATGGAGGATTTTGTAATACTTATGATCCAAAAAAAGAAGGAGAAATTGATAGTCGAGAAGATGTTGATTCAGATGTTAGAATATGTCTTGCTGGTTATGAAGCTGAGAAGTTAGTTTATGGAAAATATCCAGAAAAGTGTTTAATGGGTTCTGGAAGTGATATTGAAAACGCATGGGATTTTTTCTCTGAGATGGCTTACAGATGTGGGTATTTTGAACCTTACTCATATACAAATCATCTAACAGAAGAAAATTCGAGTGGTATACCTTCTGGATTTTTAGATAATGAAGGTTTATTTGTCAAACATCCTTATAAAGCTAGCAGTGGATACCTAAGAGATATGGTAGCTCTTAGATTTTCAGAGCTTAGACAAGATGTAGTGAATATTCTTAAAGAGGAGAGAAAATTACTAAAAGTAGTTGCATTATATCTTGGAGAAAATGGATCTATGAATTCTGATGAGTTTAGAGATTTTGTTATTAAGTACGGAAATAAACTAACTGATAAGTATGTATCATCTAAACTTGAAGAAGATAAGAATTGGTATGAAAAAATATTAAATAAGTTTTAAAAAAAAATTAAAGGAGCTTT